GATGTGTCATCCATTGACGCAACTGCACTTGAAGCATTATCTACAGAACGATAGAAATCCAAGTACTCGACAACAGCGTTGTACGTCGACCAGGCATTAAATCCGAACTTGGCAGCGTTTCGGTCGTTTATGTAAATAGAGCGAATCGTTTCGTGAATGGAGTCGCGTGTTTTTCTCTGGCGCTCCGTTTCTTTGGCCGCTTGAGGGAAAACTGTGTTTATAACGTCATCGAGTTTCTTTGAACCCATAGGAACTGGGATGCCCAGCATTCTCTCTGCCTCTATGGAAAACTCGCGTCCCCACGTGGATGAAAGCTTCAGTACATTGCGTGCATCTTCAATTGTGGCATCAACATTTCTTGTGTGTCTTGCTACGAACACCCTCTCCGCTTTCTGTAAGCCGAGAACCACGGTATTACTACACACAGCGCGAATGTCAGTATTTGCATAGCGAATCGGCCATACGCCGTCGTGTCCCGAACTTACGACTAGATAGCGAGCAATCTTGTCATTAACACCCTGTGGGTCAATAACGATTCCGCCCAGTTCAACAGTTGCAAAGAATCGTGCACCATTCTTTAGAACACCAACGGTATCCATTACTGCATCACCGCTTGATGCGCCGACGATAGCGAGTGCGCGCTCTAGGACTTCGCGATTCTGACGCACCTCATAACGCGTGCCGACTGTTGCCAGGGGATTAAAAGAGCCATCAGTATTCTGACGAACTGTTGCTCTGCTGTCTTCAATCATCAAAACGCTTCCGTCTGCATTGCGAATCAAATTACCTTCGTCATCAACGGCTGCTACGCGGGTGAGAATAACATCAAAGTCTGCTTCTGCGGCCTGGAGCATTGCCTCCATGGTCTGCAATCCGGCCATGGGTGTGCCAAGCCGATGCCATGGGGCTCTTCGGTCGCCGCCAAGGGCATATGCCATTCGGGCTTTTCCTTTAATTACTTCGAGTTCGTGTGCCATGTTTGTTTACCTGCATCTACCTTATCACCGAATACTCATGCACTAGGATGTCTTCATCACGCAAGACACGTTCCGACTCTCGCCGGACTTCGGACGTACTCCGTGTTTGGTGGGGTGACATCGAAATTGGTGTCACCCCACCATTTTACATTTATCGGTTATCGCCACTTCCAGTAATCACGTTTCGTTCTAGCCTGCTTTGCAGCTTCTCTATATTCTGAGCAAGAACATCGCTCATCTTGACACCGACATGACTGGCAAGCATTGCGGCATACCAAATGACATCACCAATCTCTGCTGCAATCGCGCTCTTGTCTTCGTCAGAGAATACTCCGTCTTTGTCTCGTATGACTTTTTTAACCTTGCTCGCTATCTCGCCGGATTCTGACGTAATGCCGAGAGAAAGATATTCCCATGCTTTGTCTTGTGGGAATTGGGCAAACTTTCCAGCCGAGCTCTGATACGTGTCGATGCTGTCTCTCTTCTTGTCTTCGATTGTCTTTCGAGCAAGGGCTAGCGCTTCGGAATCTTCATTTGGTGTTGACATTTGCAATCGCCTCCTGTATTTTAGATTTTGCTACACACTACAAGGGGGTACTCACCTATGCAAACATTCGTTCCGTATCAATCTTTCGAGCAATCAGCGGCGTGTCTTGATTATCGCCGCTTAGGCAAGCAAAGAGTTGAAACACTGCAGATTATCAACAGTCTGACCAAGCCCGGTTACGGGTGGTCAAATCATCCCGCTACCAAGATGTGGGTAGGTCATGAAGCGGGTCTTTGTGCCTATGGGCTGGCTATCTGTGCCGACTGGATTAGTCGTGGCTACAAGGACACCTGCGCCGAGAAAATGCTTGCAATTGTGACTCCAGACACATCTGATTTGCCTACCTGGTGGGGAGATGAAAAAATTCACGCTAGCCACCGTGCTAATTTGCTTCGAAAGTTACCGGAGCACTATACTCAATTTGGATGGACAGAAAACCCGGAAATGCCCTACGTTTGGCCTCGATTGGTTTGATAATTATTATGGCAACCTTAAGCCTCTACGTTGCCCTGGTTGTCGCGTCCCTCAAAAATACCTACAAACGAATACGCGGCTAATCACTGGGGCTAGTAGCTCAGTGGTTAGAGCAGCACTCTTATAAGGTGTTGGTCGCGGGTTCAATTCCCGTCTAGCCCACAAAGGAATGTATGAATAACACCGTTGATGAAGTAACACAAGTACTCATGGAGGAATACTTCGGTATTGGTTCCACGCCAGAAACGGCGCTTGACTCTCTGGCGGACGATATGGCCCAGAATCGCATTGACATTGGGGTCTTTGACTGCACTCCGTTCGAGTTCATGCAGGCGGTCGGCAATGTCTTAAAGCGAATCCACGCCGGCAAGAAGCACGAAACAGCCCACTGGCAACAAGAAGTGCTTGCTGCCCACAACAAACCGGAGGAAGAAGATTGGTGGTTTGCAATTCGATGAAACTAATCGCTAAAATGACTGGTTGCATGGCTCTTCTTGCAATTATGTTCTCCATAATCACATGGTATATCTCGGAGTGAAACATGAATGAGCTACAACTACAGATAGAGGAACTTAAGAAAAAAATAGTTCCTGAATACTGGAAATCAATAGATGTAGACGAAGGCTGGTATCAGCTGGTCGTAGATTGCGATAAAGAACTAACCAGAGTGGACCCGAACTACCAGATTTACCAAGTCAAGGAAAAGTTTGGCGGCCTTCGCTTCTACACAAAGCCATCAAATATGGATGACAAACATACACTGATACAAATCGGTAATATCATCTCCAAATACGAAGATATCGCATGGAAAACATGTAGCGCCACAGGCAAACCAGGTGTTCTTATGAAGTCAATCGGTGGATGGCGCAAGACGTTGAACCCGGAGTATGCGGAAAGTGCGCTTCATTACGCTGGATATTCGATAGTAGAGCAAAGTGAAATCAAACTAGATGACAAGGGCCTGTAGCTCAGTGGTCAGAGCAGGGGACTCATAATCCCTTGGTCGTGGGTTCAATCCCCACCGGGCCCACTAAATCAGAGTTGCAGAACTCATAAACAATAGATATCATGGGAGCTATGAAAAAGATAAGCAGTAATGTCTAACTTTACAAAAGCGGAAATCAAAGCGTTATTCGCAGAACTAGAGAAGCTAACTACCAATATGGACATACCGATATTCAGACGGACAGATGCGGCGTGGCTTCTCCGTAATGCTTCGATAAACAACGAGGACCACAAGAATTTGCACAAGGTGCTAAAAATTGCCAAGATACTTGCAGGGGAAAACAATGGATAACTTTGACGATTGGATGGCACACGGAATCAAAATGGGTTGGGCTGGTCCACCGGTGTGCTACACACACGATGGTCTGCCAATGTCCGAAGAAGAGGATGAAGAGTTTCAAGAAGGCGACCCGTGTATTCATATCGTTCGCCTATACGAAGACCCGGAACATAAATCAGCAATTGAAAAAGACCACAGCCCTTCGCAGTGGAGAAACATTTACAAGGAGGAAGACAATGGATAACATCTCGGTTGAGGAAGTCAAAGAGCTTCTCGACGACATGGTCAGGCAGGGCTTTATCGAAACCATGATTGACGATGATGGCGTCGAGCGCTACAGGCTCACCGAACTCGGTCGCCTGGAAATGGCTTTTCACTCGGAATGAGCGTTAAATGCTCAGCATGTGGAAATGATGTGGATGGAGAATCCGTCAATCATCATCTTCCGGATGCGGGTTTTGTTTTGCCATATCAAGAGTTCGGTTACTACGGCGGGTTTACGGACACATTCGATGACTACTACGAAAAGCCACGTGAATGGCTTATGTGTCACGACTGTGTCGTCAAGCTGCTGGAAACCTTCCCGCTTCTCGCTCAGACAATCCCTCGTGGTGAACATCCATGCGACAGAGAGATTCCATGTTGCAACTGGGCTTGGCGTAGTCATGAAGACGGATTGCAATTCGGCAAAGATGGCCAATGGGTAAATGACTAGGCAGCGACTATTCCTGGATATCAACTGCTTGGAAGCAGCCAGACAGCGAATACGGCACGTCTACGACACCTTTGACACTGTCTGCGTACAGTTCTCCGGGGGCAAGGATTCCACTGCAGTCCTATACCTTGCTAAGGAGATACATGACGAACGAGGCCTGGGGCCGGTAAAGGTCATCTTCCGCGATGAGGAGATGGTTAGCCCGATGGTTCTGGATTTCGTAGAGAAAGTCCGCAACTACGACTGGGTGGAAATGGAGTGGTATTGCCTCCCAGCAAGCGCAGAGGTCTGGGTATTAGGCCGAAGGGAGTATTGCCTCCTCTGGAGCCCTTACAGAGCGTCTCAGGGCCGTCTGACGCGTGATATGCCCTCATGGGCTATCCGTGCAGAGCACTTCGGCTTGGACCCCTCTGAGCCCATCCCAGAGCCATACGACTACTACATGATGCAAGGCAAGGTGGGTCGCACAGCGTTCATCACGGGCGTCCGCGCGAATGAGTCCATGATGCGTTATCGCTCCCTTGTCCAGAAGTTACATGAAAACTACATCGTGACGCCATACCGCCTGAAACGCTCCATCCCGCTTCGCTTTGCAAAGGTCATTTACGACTGGACTACCGATGATGTCCTCAAGTTCATATCTGAAGAACACAATGCCGAATACTGCGAGTACTACGACGCTGCGGCTCTTACCGGTTCCAATACGCGCGTAGGTATACCGCTCCACTCTGTCGCGATTCGTCGCCTCGGTGATGTGGTTGCTACGGAGCCGGAGTTCTATGACCAGCTTTACCGTTGTTGGCCACATATCGATGCTCAGCGCCGTATTTGGGCGGACTTTGACTTGGAAAAACACATCATGCAGTATGCAGATGACGGGTGGGACGGTGTACGCCGTTGTCTAGAAGAAAATATTGTTACTCCGGGTTTGAACACTCGGGCAAAAGCGTACTGCGCGGAGTTCCGTCGCAAGCACGCCAAAGACCCGCGGTCTTACCCAATTCACTGGTTGATACGAAACCTCCTTATTAGCGAATTTGC